CCGTAATGTCTACTTCTATTTTCCATAATACAAATATAATAAATTATTTTTAATAAAAAAACCCCACCTGTAAAAAAGATGGGGTTTAATTATAATATTAGTGAATTACTTAATGTTTAATAAAGTTCCTGATCCACCAGCCACTGTTGTAGGAAGTTTCCCATCCCAAGCATTCCACTTAACATATTCAATATACAATGGAGACAATTGGTTTTGTTTAATTTTGATTGCCAATGCCGCCGCTTGTGCGTTGATGATAGTTTCTGCCGAGTCAGCTCGTGCCACAGCCACCTTACGTCTACCTTCAGAGATCGCAGCGATCGCTTGTTGCTCTGATGCTTCCGCTTGTTGGATTGCCTTTGTTTTTGCTATAATAGATTCTTGTAATGCATCAGGTGGGATAATATTAGTTCGTAATTGAGACACATTAAACCACTTAGATAAACGTACATTACATTCGGTTACAATAGCCGCCTCAAATGCTTGTCGGTGATTAAAGATACTATCTACTTCCCATGTATTAGCAACATCATTAACCGCTCCGATAATGGCATTTTTCAACCAACCTTGTTCAATCTCTTTGATATCTTTTCTTAAGTTAACAAACATATCTCCAATCGCATCTTCACGTAATGAATAGTTGAACGTTGGTTTAATAGTCGCAGAGAACCCACCTTTTAGGATCACACCTTGATCTTCGTATTCAATATGTTGTTGGTATGTTGGGAACTCTAAAACTTGTTCTGTCCAACTATTATAAAAAACCCAACCTGTCTTATATTGATAACTTGACACTCCTCGTTGATTACCAATCAAATTAATTTTTAATCCTTTGTGACCCGAATCAATTTTTTCAATTGAATATGGTTGGAATATTGTAACCAAAATTCCAATCACCGCAACGGCAATTCCCATTATAGTTCTACGGTCATCGTCATTTGCACGACCTGATAAAAACATCATTGCCCCAATAGCAATAAACACAATAAATAATACAATACTAATCATTTTTTTCTTCTTTTTTAAATAAACTAACTGCCTTTTTTACTATTAATTTTACTTGAAAAATTGTGTAAGCCAAGGCTACTAAACTTACAACAATTTGGATTTCACTTGCCACCTCTCTACTAAGGATATATTCAAAATATAAATTGATTAGATAGAGATAGATCGTTGTTAGTATTATGACTCCCCATAGTCCTAACTTTTCTGTTTTAAACATTTACTTCATAATTAAATTATTAATTTATCACTTGTGAGGTACAAATCTACACATTAATTTTAGATTTACCAAATAAATCTTCTGTTTTTTTACTTAAAGTTTGGATTATTTTTTCCATTTCTTCTTTACCCTCAATTTTTCCTTCGTTTCCGTATTTTTCTAATAGATTAATTTGTCGCAAAAATTCATCTAAATTTATACTTTTAATTGTTTCTAATGTTTTTTCAACATCTTTTTTAGTTTTTTCAATCGTATGGATCTCATGAGAATGTAATCTAATTTTACTCGTAATTTCAAAAAGATCATATGAGGACCATCCGTTTGTGGTGAACGCTTTATCATTCACCTCAGTATCAATTTGATTGAAGATTTTATATTGCCCACTAATTAGATTACGTTTATCCTCACTATAAAAAGCCACTTTATCGTAGTTTCTATTACGTTCTTTTTTTGAGATTAGATAATATAAAAACCCGTCACGAGTATAATTGTTAAAAGTATGTGGCCATTGTTTACTAGAGGTACACCATTTTGTATTTGCCCCATATTTTAAGGATCCCTGATGTGTTCTAGGTCTGATTAAAATATATTCATCATTTTCAATTAAAACATCAACATGATCTTCACGAACAAATTCATTTTCCTCTTTTAATACTTTAGCGTTATCAACCACTCTAAATAACTGCATCATAGATTTATATTGACCACTATATATGTCTTTATTTTGAATATATGGTAACAACTGATCAAACTCATTAATTATTTTAACATATTGAGCAGCAGAAACCCCCTCAGTTGGTCGATCATTTTTTGTTGACCACATCTTAAACATAAATTCAAGATATTTTTTGGTTGGTGTTTTATCACCTTCAAAAAATTTATCACTTACGGATTTAATAACGCTTGGGTATTTTTTTCTTAATTCATCAATTTTTGCCATTGTTTATTCTTTTTTTAAGTTCTGTACTTGAGAAATTGTGTTTTCTTTCATTGTAGTATAACACAATACTCCTATCTAAACATATTTGTTTTGCGGTGAAATCTTTACCCTTATAGTCCTCACCAATAATTCTAACATCTAATTTTAATGTGTTAAAAAGATCTTCTAAATCTTTTTCAGTTTCATATGGTATGATCTCATCAACGAATTTACAACCTTTAAGTTGAATATATCTTTCAACGACCGATTGTATTGGTTTGTTTTTTTCTGGTCTATCAATTGTTGGATCTGTTTGTAACGCAATAATTAAATAATCACATTGAGTTTTAGCTTCCTCCAACATCTTTACGTGTCCCGCATGAAATAAATCAAAACAGGAGCAAGTTATTCCTATCTTCATTTCGAGTTATCAATTAAAATGTAAGGAGGTTTTATTCTAACTTCAGATCCATCACTATTAAAGTAATAGATTGTGTCACCATCAAAACCTATTGTATCTGTGTACCATATTGCATCATGCATCGGATTCACTCCTGATGTTGGAATATAAACTTTCCCATGGATTTCATATTTGTATTCTTTTCTCTTACAAGAAAACAATACCATCCCAACTAAAGTAATTAATATTAACTTTTTCATAGATTTTCTTCTTTTATTTTAAGGTGTTTTTCTTTAAATTGATTTAATAATTCAATGATCTCTTCAACAGTATCAAAAGCCCATCTTTTGGTTTCAATAACATAAAAATCACCACCACCTCCATTATCAGTTTTGATCGTTAAATATTGTTCCTCAGTTGTACAACAATCCGCCTCTTGGGTGTATGTCATTTCCAAAGTTTGACTTAATAAATTTGCTTTGATTGGGTCCATAAAATTATATTATTGGACAAATATAGTAATTATTTTTTAAATAAAACAAATTTTTAATAAAATTCATTCTCTCTAATCCAAATTACCGCAATATACTTATAACCACTTTTTACGGGTAATCCAGCATGAAGGCTATCATAATCTAAAGAACCATCATCTTTAATGTTGTCCCACAATACAAGTTTACCTTTTTTAGGATCAACTTTAATATTTAAATTTGGGAAATTTGTTTCTCCACCTTCAAAATCATCATTTAAGTAAACCAAAGCCGTTTTTAATCTTTGTCCACCTCTACTGAGCTCATCCTCATAGTATTCTTCACCAGGATGAAAAAAATCGTGATGATCTTTATATTCTTCACCAACACCATATTTAACAACATGAATACTTTCCATGTTAATTTTTGGTAATTTGGTCGTCTCAGAAATAAGATCTCTATATTTTATAACAACATCCCCATGTTCTTCATCTAACCAAGCCCCTTTTGCAACTCTATATCCTTCAATACTCTCACCAAGAACACCAACTTCATCAAAAGTGTCTGAAGCTAAATCTATTAAATTATCACATTCTTCATACGATAAAAAATTATTAATTTCTATGACCATATTTTTTATTTTTATAGTTTTTTATAATCCAACATATTGGCATAACAATAAGTAAAAAACTAATGCCAACCAAATGTAAAATACCTTCAATTAACATCATACCGTAATAAATTTAATTTCTGATCCCTCTAATGTAACATCACATATTCCACCGTTCTCAATTATATTGTTAATTCTAGATTCAGGTAGTTTTATTTTATCAGGATCTCCAATCAATTTATAACTTTTGGTTAAAGTTAGTTTTGGTTCTTTAATTAAAGATAATACCGTTTCGTTTTCACATACTACCTTTGAAGGGTACTGACCTCCAACTGTTACTATTGCAACATCACCAATTTGGATCTCGTCGTCCGAAACCAAATATGGTTCCTTTTCCATTATAATAATCTTATTCATTGTTCTTTTCTTTTTTTACATATATATGGTTGTAGTTCCAATTACCACATTGATCACAAGATTCGTAGTCCTTTGAATTTTCAACATCAAATTCAAACTCATCACCTTTATCAATAATAATGTTGGCAATATCTACCCAATCGCTCATACTTAATTTATCTTTTAATGATCTTACTTTATCAATCATCTTATCCTGAAGATCACTAACATACTCAGGAGTTCTTTTTTCATATTCATGAGTAAATAAAGATTCATCATCTATCTCTACATCAACACCAAAACAATTTTCACTTATTGTTATTTTTTTCATAATCCAAATTTATAGACCCTGTTTATATCTTCAATATATTCTTTAAGGTTAATCACAGATTTCTCAAAATCAACTCTTGGTGTTTCACCAAATCTTACGGATTCCTCCTCATCTTTTATCAGCTGACGACAACTACTATAGATTTCTTTTACGATATTAAGTAATACCTCCTCCTTATCATATTGTTTATTTATTTTAACATCCATAATATCACCTTCCAATTCTCGGCAATACTCTATTAACTCCATTACTTCTGGTTCATCCATTAGATGTTTATTATTTTTGAATATTTGATTTATGTTCTTCATAGTGTTTATCACATAATGTTGTATGCCAACCTATATTTGTTCTTAATTCTCCCTTTTCTCCACAGGTCTCACAAGTTTCATAACTTAGTTTCTCCGCAACCCATATTCTTTTATGAACATCATTTGATGCCGAATTAATATAAAATCTTAACCCACCAAACTTTTCCTTCACCTGACAGGTTTGTTTATCCCATCCTAATTCTATTAGATCGGTTATAAGGTCCTTAATTAAAGGATACCATCCAATACCAACACTAAAGAATCTGGAGTCCTTAATTGGTTCCCTATCAGTATAATATCCGTTTTCTAATCCTCCAATGGATTCCAAAAACTCATTCATTTCTTTATCTGTCATATAATTTTAATTTAAAGATCCCAAATTGATTTTCGTTTCTTCTTTGGGAACTTGAGTGATAACCAAAGTAATAGTTTCTGAATTCTTCTTCTCATCTTGTTCTTTTTTTGATTTTGATAATTTTTTATGATTCACCAAACCACTATATCCCTTACGTTTTGTGTAAGCTAAAGGTGATGGCATATCACTATACTCACACCATAAATCATCCTCATCTATTTTTTCAGTCATCTTTCAAAAATTTTAATATTTTTTCTTTGATTCCACTTTGTTTAATTCCTTCAGAACTCTTTGGAGTTAGGACAAAATTATTAATTGCCCACTCGTCCTTCCACGGTTCACCAATTTTACCCATATTTAAATCATCAACCGCAATCCAATGTGTTACTTCAGGATGATCGTGTAAGTATTGTTGAATCTCAATGGTTCGTGTTTGTTCTAACTCCCATCGTGGTGACCAGATAAATAAATTACTATGAGCAGTACAATTCTGAATGTTAGGAGTCAACGCAATTGGTCGTTTGATGATCCCCTGACTTTCGTAGTAGTCACCAAGTTCTTCAAGTGTTGCATGCAATTTCCAATCAGAACTTACAACAATCTCACATCCCGTTTCTTCAACAATCTCATTTAAGATCTTAATTGCCTTCTTATCAAAATCATCAAAACGATATTCAACAGGAGCCTCTTTTATGTTTGATGAAGATTCAGGGTTTTCTGATCGGTATTTTGCCCATTTTTTTTTGCGTCCACCCCAATTGTTTGAGAGACATATTACACCATCATTATCTAAAAAAAGTATTTTCATTTTCTTATGTTATTGCACCAATTATTTTATATTCTTCTTCAAACCATTCTTCCATTACACCATATAGTTCAGTTAACATTACGGGACCATCACCGTCAATACGAAATGTACTAAGTACTGGTTTTACCATCTTTAACCAATTCACAAATATTATTTCATCTTTAGGATGATATTCAAAAAAAACCACATCATTCCTATAATAAATCAAACGTTTAGGGCTATATGACAAATCCTTACAAAACATTCTAAGGTATTTCTTTATGAAAAATTTTCTATTTGGGTCCATTTTACAAAAATAAATAATATATTTCATATAGTCAAATAAAAAAAAATACTAGATTTAATTGACTAGTATTTTTATTTTTTATATATTTTAAATAAAAATATTATTATGTATAAATTAGAAAAATTAAAAAAAGATTACCCAAAAGAATTGGAAGAGGTTGTTGATATCCTATACGCCGATATATACCCTATATTACCTAAGTATAAAAGATCACCTAAGATATATTTTAGATTTAACGCTCTTGGTCAAAAATTTGACAATAAAAAGGCAACCACAAATTATATTGATTTTATCATATTAATTAATAAATTTTTAAATAAATCCATTATATTTGAATGTTTGGGTAAATATGCTAAATCATGTATGTCAGAATTTCCACCATCAGTAAGAAATTCAAAAAGTGAGATATATAAAATATCTGACGATTTTTATGTATCAGTTAATAATGGTACTCCCACCAAAAAATCACATATCATTAAATTATGTAAATCACTAAACATCTCGTTAGAAATAATATAAATAAAAACCCTCACATTTCTGTGAGGGTTTCGTATAATTTGATTCAAAGATTAAACATCGCAAAATAAAGAAGTTTAAAGTTTAAGTATAATGAAGTTTCAAAAGTTGAACTTTGAGTTTGGGACCATTTCATTATCAGAATCATTCACCTAACCAGTCGGTTTTCTGAAGTAACACGATATAAGTCTAACCCTATCCTCAAATTATATTTCCGTATTTGAATTGAATACGTCCATTTCGTCTTGGAGATATTCAATTCTTTCTTCCAAGTTTTTAATGAAGTCATTTCTTTCAACTAAAGAAATTTCAGATGTTAGAACCAATTCACTTTCCATTCGGTAACGCTCTCTATTAGATTTACCTTCAGTGCAATCTAACTTTTGCATTGCCTTGATTGTTGATTTCAATTCTGACATTTCAAAAATCTTTTCAAACATCGGAGCGTTTGCTCTATGAATTTTAGATTTCAAAGCAATCAACTCATCTGTTGCTTTACTGATCTCAACCATCAATACTGTTGATGAGTACGGTCTTGGATTACCAACCTCAATCGTGTTATATTGTTGGAGTAATTTTGTATTTTCCGAAATTGATTTGATCAATTTGTTCTTTAATTTCAATGCTTGTTTAATATTCATAATAAATGTTTTGTGTATGAAAGTATAAGTGATATTTGTTGTTAAGTCAAGCGGGATCCCAATTTTTCATGGGATCCCATTAACTTTTTACAAAACTTCTTCAAATTCAACATCAGATGAAACATCACTACCTTCTTCCGCTGTAGTTTGTTCGTACAATGATTGACTAATTGTTTGGAATTTGGTATTAAGATCATCAATGTCTTGATTAATTTTCTCAATGTCTTTTTTACCGTAAGATTCCTTTAAAGTTTCAAGAGATTCATTAAGTTCAGTTTTTTGTTCTTCAGTTAATTTATCATCCAAATCTTTAATTGACTTCTCTGTTTGGAAGATTGTACCGTCAGCTCTGTTTAGAACTTCCGCTTCTTCTCTGAGTTTTTTGTCTTGTTCAGCATTTAACTCAGCATCTTGCTTCATTTTTTCAATCTCTTCTTTTGATAATCCTGAGGACGCCTCAATACGAATTGTTTGTTGTTTGTTTGTTCCTTTATCCATTGCTGAAACATTGATGATACCATTCGCATCAATATCAAACGTAACCTCAATTTGTGGCACACCTCTCATCGCCGGTGGAACACCATCTAAATTGAATTTA